ACCCATAACAAACAACGCCAGCCAGTACCTTTGACCCCCGGGGGGTCACTTAGCCGTCCTCAGAGCCTGCTTGAGCCTTGCTCGAAACCTGTCCGTGATGCCCCCCTGCTGCCCGAACACAACGCCAGCCGTGGTCTGTGCAAACGGGAACAGAGGACGGTACTGCGCCCGGTCAATATACCTGGCAACCATCCTGATCCTCTGGCCGCCGGGCTTGCGCTTTGATCTGCCCACGCGCTCCCAGATGCCCTCGTACTGTTGACCGGCGCTGCCCTTTGGTACGCCCTTGAAATACTTTGTCTTGTCATTGATTAGCTTTGCATAGGTTGCAGGGGTTATGTTGCCAAAGCGATTGAGCCTGGTCTTGTCAGTCGATATCAGCATTGACTTGCGCTCAGGAAAGCGCGTGCCGCCTTTGATCTGAAATCGCATGTACTTTGACTGCAACTTGTCAACAAAGACCTCAGCGGTCAGGTTTTGCTTTGTCGCCTTGTTAACCTTAAAGCCACGCTGAGTGAATGGCGGCGCACCACCGGCAAACGTTTTGTCAGCCTGCTTGCCAAGCACGCGGCCTTTCGGTCCAGACTTAAACGCCACATCATTGAGCGCACCAGCCATAGCAAAGGGTATCTGTTTTTTTTGTATTGCGTTCAGAGACCGCGTTACCTCTCTGACATTGGCGCTCACATTGATGTTCATTGTACCGTCTCCTCTTCCAGCTCCAGGATCACCACCGTGCCGCTGGTGTCCCGCGCATCAAAGATAATCTCATCACAGGCATCGCAGTTGATGGTGCCGCTGTTTTCCCAGACAACGCCATAAGTATCTGCATCACAGTGGGCGCATTGGACAAGCTGATCAAAGAACGAAACACTCCTCATGCGCCAACCCTACTACAGATCGTCTGGCCTTGTCACCTCGCCGCCACATGCTGCATAGCCAGCCAGATCAGCCCAGCCATCCTCATCCCCGTTGTCATAGGTCAACCGGGCAATCTTCAGCCCGGCCATACACAGCGCCACCTGGGCGACTGTTACCTCACAACCAAGGACCGCCGACCATATCTTAGCAATCTTGCCAAAATTATCATCAACGCTGCCATACTCCTCGCCGCGTTCTCTAACTTTAACCTTGGCATCATCCAGAAAATCAAACCGATCCATCAGAGGCTTTGTTGTTTGCTTTGTAGTCATTGATCCTCAATCCACATATGTTGCATCTGTATTTTGCCTTAATCTCATCATCGCTTATAAACTCCAGCGCAGATTTACAGATCGGGCAGCGGCCCTCCGTCATGCGCTTTTGCATTGATCCGTCCCCTTGCACTATCATCAGCCACCTCCTCAATAAGCCCATCACCGCCACACGGCACGCATAGCGTCCACTGGACGCAGCCATAGCCATCAGGCTCCCTTACCCAACCATTATCGCACTCGCGGCATTTCTTAAAAAGGGATTTCATCGTTCAGCTCTTTCTCCGTTGGCGTCCTGATTTTCTCAATGGTCGCGCCTGGAAATATTTCTTTCGCCGCCGCCACCGTTGCAGCCTGCTCCAAGTAAGCCTGTAAAACCTTGCCAATCTCATCGACACTGTAAACCAACATCTCTCTGTTTTCGCGTTGCACCTTACCGACATCATACCCGGTGCGGGTGATTGCCAAAACCCTGCCGTCTGGCATTGGTGCCTCCCAATACTCACCGCTCAGCGGCTCATACCCATTGGCAATAGCAGCACGCTCCAGGATCACAAGGCCTCGCATTGTCACCTCTGCCTGATGCTCGACATCAACCATCATGTCGATGGCGTTGTTGAGCTTATCCATCTGCGCCTCAAACTTACCACGCAGCTCCTCACCGGCAAGCCAGGGCAATCTGTCCACACCCCATTTCGCCTCCAGCTTCGTCACTGCCTCATCATATTTGATCATCGCATCCTGCATCCGGCGCATCGCGCCTTGGCTCGGCGCATAGTAAGATTTATTCGGTTTTCTTGGTCTTTTTGCCACGCTCTCTCTCCTCTCCGGGTTACTCCCTCCCCCCTATAGGGGGGGGAGGAGGGAGGGATAACCTCCCCTTTTGGTGGGGGATGTCCTCCCCTTTAGGGAGTGGAGTATCATAACTCTTTGATAACACTCACTTCCTCAATGGCTCCCTCAGTCTTGTGTATGTATCCTTTACGCATCAGCCAGGATCGTGCTTTATTGCGCTCCCGATGGCCCTCATCGGTGCGATTTGAGCCGTCTTTTTCCAAGTGAAAATTGGTGTAATCTTTCCACCTGACAGTCGGCGTGCGCCGCAAATCGATCAGCTCTGCCAGACAGTCAAATGCAAATCTGGCGTTCCGAGAGACTTCAGTATTCTTCTCCACTGCCTGCAACTCAGTCGGCACCAGGACCGCGCTGCTTTCATCCATCAGCGCAATCGGGGTCAACTGATAGCTGGTCGGCGGCACGCCTTCTGCATCTTTCTGCTTCTCCACTTTCAGCGTTACAAGCCCGTCAGCGCCGCTAAGCGCCAGGACAGTATCGCAGCCGCCCTGGATGGCTGACGACCCGCGCTGGCCTCTGGAGGCGTCTTTACCGCTATGATGGACAGCCAGCACCGCACAACCGGCGTGGCGTTGTATCGCCCCGCAAGCCTCCACAAACAGCCCGGCCTGGGTTGCATCGTTCTCATCCGAGCCAGTCGCGGCAAGGGTACGCGCCACTGTGTCAATGACGATCAGGCTAAACTCAACGCCAAAGTGGTCGATGGTGCGCGTCAATTTGTCCAGGTCCAGCGGTTCAAGTAATTTCACGGCCTGTGGCAAAACGTGAAAATCCGTGATGTTTTCCACCTCATTGTGCGCCTTCCAGGCTTTGATCCTGCGCCCCAAGCCTGCCACGCCCTCAGCCGCAATGTACAGCACAGCTCCGCGCTTGGTCGGCCTGCCGTGCCATTCCAGACCACAGGCGATGGTAAGCGCCCAATCAATCGACATAAACGACTTACCGATGCCTGGCGCACCGTAGATGACGCCAAACCCGTGCTTGGTCAGCAGCCCCTCCATCAGCCATTCAATGGGGGGCATGTTCATCAGATAGTCGATGTCATACGTCTCAAAGATGTCTGGCCGCAGATCAGGCTCCACAACACCCGGATCATCCTCATATATCGGCGCATCTTTTGCGAGCTGCACCAGCTCCCGCCTTGTGCCGCCCTCGAACAGCCAATCGATGACATCGCCCTTCTCTGGCACGCCGGGCAGCTCCAGGCGTTTCAGAGCGCCTGTTACACCATACAACTGCCCTACCACGACATCAGCGTGCGCTTGCCCGGCTTGATCATTATCGGGGATCACAACCACGTTGCGGCCCTGGAAATAGCGGTTTAACTCTGGCCGCCAGTTTTTGCTGCCGCCGTGATTAGTGGTTGCCACCAGGCCCAGCTTGATCAGCCTGTCGGCGCATTTCTCGCCCTCAACCACAAAGACCGGCGCACCGGGATTTTCCAACATGCCGATCAGGTTATAGGGCAGCGCCTCAACGTCATTCATGTTGTATAGCCAGCCGCCCTTGTCATCCGGCCTGCGCTGCCTAAAGTTTTTAGGCTCAAAGCGCTGCACCTGGTAGCGCAGCACGCCATCCTCATCATAATAGTCGTATTGATGCGCTAGATATTTTGCAGGCTTCAGCGTCTGCTGAGTGCGCTTGGGGATGCCAAATTTATTCTCCATCACATCTGCGATAGAGCCATTCATGCTGGCTGGCTCATGTAAGCGCACCAGGTCAATGACACCGCCGCCGGTATTATCCTCGTGGCTGTACCAAGTGCCTTTGCGTAAATCCACAGCCATTGAGCCGTGCGTCCCCCAGCGCAGCTCATGCCCCTTTTTGCTGGTCGGCTCGCCGAAATAGTGGCGTGCGACTTGCTCCATATATGCTGATACGTTTGTCATGTTCTCTCCCGTTCTCCCTGATATGCAAGGCGGCAGGACCGGGAGAACAATCCTGCCGCCTAACCCGCTAGAGCTTAAATATGTCGTCATCCTGGACGTTTGCAGCCGGAGGAGCTGCTGGTGCAGGAGCCGGTGCGTCCAGCGGGGGTGGTGTCGGTGCGGCTGGCGCACCATCAAACAAGGCTGGCCGGTCAACCCAGGCAGTCACCGACCATTGCGGCACCCGCCAGGTTTGCGTCTGACCGTTGTTAAGCTGCTGCTGCACCCTTTCCGTGCCAACAATATCAACCACCGGCACTTTGCCGGGATTGGCAGCCTTACCAGCCTCGTATTCTGAGAAAAGCGCTTTCATGCGCTCATATACGTTTTTGGACGCGCTGCTGATTTCACGCAGCCCGGTCTCTGAGTTACCGAGGCGCACCCGGAAACCCCACTTGTGCAGCGGCTTGCCCTGGTCGTCTACCTCATCCGGCTTCTGTGGCATCGGCTCTCCAACCTTGGCCATCCGAAAATCCGGCATTGGCTGGAAAGCCATATAGCCGACCTCCATATCAGCCATATCCATTGCAACTCTCAGCGGCAGGGTCAGCTCCTGCTCCTCGCTCATCCACTTGCCCTCGACTTGCACGCGGTTGACCGCAATAAAGTCTCCAGACTGAGCGCTAAACTTGATGATCGGAGTGCGATCACCACCGCCTCCACCGCTTTCACTTTGATAGTCAAACATCGTTTTTCCTTCTCTCGTTTTGACGTTTTAACGTTGGCTCACAATCATGAACCGGCTTATCGGGAAATGCGCCACCAGATCGCGGTCCATCGGATCATCACGATCATTGCGGCCCTCAAACACTCCCAATTCAAAATCCTCTGCAA